AGCCGTGGATGTCCCTGTTGTTGTTTATCCCTTACGTCGCAGGAAGTCTGACCTTAATCGTGATTTCTGGATTCGCAATTCTTCTCTCTCATTGCATAAAGGTGTTGCAATATGCGACTGAAGGTGTTTTACTGATTGCGAACATGATTCCTGTTCTGGTAATGGTTGTGTTGCTGCTTCCATTCACCAACAGAAAAGGGATCACCAAATTAGGCCGAAAAGTGAGTATTGAAGAATGAAAAAACAGTTGACACATTTAGCTATTTGCCGCTACGCTGATGCAGTAGGTCACATGACACGCGGTGTATTCCAGAAAGAAGAAGGCGCAGATCTGAAAGCACCTGGCTTCCATCTGGTAGTAGACAACAAAACAGGTCGGGTTGTATTCCGCTTCTATGTTGCTCCTAACCAGCGTCGCAAGACCGGCGCTAACCGTACCATCCTGCGTATTACCCGTCGCGAGCACGAACCGTCTGCGATGGTGGCATTACTGGATAGTGCAACGTTTTACTTTGTTGCACACGACCGGATCAAAAACCTCTTTGGTTTACATGATCATCATGATAGTATGTTTGAAAGCGCGATTCAGTTAAAATTTGGTGACGGCGAAAACTACACCGAGTATAATCGAATCTTAAATGATATGTACGAATTTGAATTCCAACCTTATTGAGACCAAAACAATGCAAATTTTCAACAAAACCCCTCGCAGTGTAGAAGCAATCGTAGCCGACTTCGACAAAACTCTGACTGAGTTGCAGAAGCGTCAGGAACATGACCAGGCAGAGATCGATGCAGCACAAGCGGAAGAGCAGCGCCTGATTGCAGAGCATAATGCTCGCCTGGCAGAACTGGCAACCAAACGTGCCGACCATCAGATCAGCAAAGAACGCGCTGTGCGTGTTCACGGCAAGATCTCGGATCTGCTGAAATAAACTGTCGGGGGCTTCGGCCCCTTTTATTTTTGTGAGGTGTATATGAAGTGTATCAGTTCATTCTATAATGCGAAATTAGGCCGTGCTGAAACTATCATTTCCGGTCGCGTGGTTGGTAATACAGACCTGCAAGAGATTCGGAATTATATCGACTCTCATTGCCCGATTGCAGATCGTATGGTGAACGGCAAAGATTCTCTGTACATCGTACCAATCGACGAAAAGCAACTGGTTGACTTGATTAATAGCGGTAGTGTTCCTAAACGGGGTAGCGGTTTTCATACGGTAAACAGCAATTCCGAGGGGAAAATAGTGGATTACCGGCAGAGATGGTAAACAATCCAGTAGCAAAGAATGACTTCAACCGGTCCTCTGTGCATCCTGATAAAAAGAAGCAGGACAAAGAAGACCGACGCAAACAAAAACACAAAGGTAAACGTAATGAACAAGATCTTAGTAGTCTATGAACTGATTCCCGAAGACGTGGAATTCCACCTGGTCGAGACGGATGATCAGGAAGTAATCGACGTTCTGAAGCTGTGTCACCTGCACTATCTGAACTATGGATGCGAGCCTGAAAACCAGGTTGCACTCGAAAAGCTGAATTTCATGCTGGGTGAGCGCAATGATTCGAACCTGGAGCAATGCAAAGAAGATGGTTACGATCATCGCTTTGTGGGCCTGCTGAATGGCACAAAGATCGAGAAGAGCGCAGAACCTTTCAGCTTCGACGGTCCGGTTACCGTGGTTCATACCGGCTTTGCATTATAATTTGTCTCTGAAGTGAAAATAACCCTTGACGAAAGTCAGGGGTTTTCTGTATATTAATCCTATCAAAACGAATCAGTGAGGATTACAGAATGACTACTAAAATCACCGCAACCTACTACATCTCTTCTGGTGCCAAAAACGCAATGTATACCCTGCGCGTTGAACGTCGCGGCGGCGAGGTTTTTGTTGATCACTATATCTGTAATCTCTCTACTGACCCGGACCTGGCTGAAAAGAAAGCCCGCGACTATTACGACCGTATCACAACTCGTCTGACAGACACTGAATACTTCGAGACTAAGTTTGCTGGCTATGCCGACTTCAACCTTTTTGAACGTCGCAGCACTCTTTCTGTTCGCGATACCGAACTGATGGAAATCGTAGAGCAGGGCATCATGCCTTTCGGTAAGAACAAAGGTAAGCGTTTCGAAGATATGGCAATGTACTCTGTTCTTTGGTTTGCAGATAAATCGAAGGAAGAGGGCGAAAGTCCGGTGTTCGCTGCGGTATGTAACGCCTGTATGGGTGTTGCCCTGGACAAGGATTATATCGCAGCACGCCAGCAGGCTCGACAGGAAGCCGCTGAAGCAGAGATCGCACGTAAGGCAGCGTCACAGTACATCGGTGAGGTTGGAGTGCGCCAGGAGTTCTCTGGGAAGGTTGAAGCGGTTATCTTTATCGGAGCAAGACAGGTTGCATACAATACTTTTGCTGAGAAGTGGTTGACTAAAATCATCTGCGGTGAGAATGTTGTTGCATACTTTGGTAACAAGGTCGCTGAAGTTGGCGACGAAATCGAATTCAAAGCCACCGTGAAGGCTCACGAAGTTTACAACGACACAAAACAAACCACGGTAGCCCGTGTAAAGGTATTATAATGACTTACGATGAAATGATTGAACAGGTTTGTTGCGGTAAAATCGCATACCGCATAACCACCCCTGATATGTTCGTATACCGTCAAGGTGATACGATCATCCGACAGACACACCGCAAATGCGAAATCAATCAGGTTTTCATTGCCAGTGTCGCAGAGATCCATGCAAATGACTGGGATGTGATTGACGATAACGGCGACAGCGAGGAACTTGATGTTCTGGATCGTCTCATCGCGAACAACGTCTTGATAGTGGATCTGCATTATCCAACCGTACCAACCATCAGAATAGGGTTATTCGAATGAACTATGAAGAGGCAATGAAAGCCGCCAGGCGGGGCCATAAGGTTGCGCCGAGAAACCGGGATTTCTTCGTTTATTACGTAGAAGAGACAACCGATTTCGGCTGCTACCGTCGCGTATCTATCGGCAATATGGGACAGTGCTGGGATGAAGACTTTCATCCGACTGTGTATGAAAAGATGATGACGTGGGAACTATACCAAAAAGACCCGCTGCGCAAACTCAAAGAGTTTATTCAACGGGTCTCTAAACGGCTACAACTGAATCAGTTATCATCGAATCCTTCCTAACGTCCTTGCAGCCTGGTTGCACACGATCATCAATCTGGTGTCGGTCAATTCAGGCTTCTTTTTGTACCACTCCATTAGCACCGATCCAGAATAATAGTTCTCCAGATTAAAATATGGACAACTGAAGGTGTACACTACAGGTATAACTTCTTTCGTTGGGAGATACGAACTGGACTTCGTGGACGAGATGAAATAAAGTCCGTTAACGTGGCTGTTGTATTCCTCAGAAGTTTTATCGATAGGGTAGCCACCCAGATTTTTCGGGTCAACCTCCTGCGGTAACTTCCCCTGGTAAGTTAAAATATCAACCCAGTAGTTAATATTCTTTGGTCGAAACGCGAAGACTGCCGAAAAATCCGCACCCGTAGTTAAATGAACTATATTCAACTGCTCGATGGATGCGGATTCAAACTTTTTTGCTTTCTCTAGCTCCAGTGTCTGAAGGTCGATAACTGCGGTAGGTACGTTCTTCCATACAGAAAAGATATCGTCCCATTTATACCAAATAACGAGCATTACGAAAATTGTGATTATGAGAAGTAGTTTGATGAACAACTGCTTCCACGTTTTGATGCTGGACGCGAACGTAGCAAATTTATCTAAGATCGCCAGCTTATCCTCTGGTAAAAATGACATTTTGTTTTCCTCAATTCAAGGGATACCGACCCCCTGTCGTATTTAGGAAATGTCTGGTTCACTTACAAAGAAAGGGACCGAAGTCCCTTACATGTTTGTCAGTTCCGCCTGCAATTTCTGGAGGTCTGCGAGTATATCTTCTTTAGTTCTGACTGGTACTGCCTGAATGACCGGGCTGAACTTAACCCCGTCAAACGTATACCCGGCAACCACGCCGTCAGGAACATTATCGACTTCTTTTGCTGGGATTGCGTAGATGGTTTGTCCCTCTACCGTGGTCCATCTGGTCGGGTCTTTCTCAAAGGCACATACCAGATTGCCCTTTAGCGGGTCAACTCCGACCAGTGCTTTACCCTGAGAAGCCCATTTATCACGGACCGTATACCAGTCATTATCATTCTCATCACAGAAGAACAGAAAATGTTTATCTTTGTATTCACCTTCTGTTATCTTTTCTTTGTGAGAAAGCCTAACGTTTACGAACTTTTCCATCATTAATCTCCGATTTCAAACCAGCCGCCGTTACCATACTGCATCTGTAAGCGACGGAAATAAACACCCATGCCACGACCATCAGCAACGTTCGTGTTGATACCTGTCAGGAAACAGCCTACCGGACTTTCCCAGGTCATACCCTGTCCGTTACCAGAACCTCCCTGATACTGCTGACCACCACGGCGACCGGTGTATACGCGACTCTGTTGCGCATCGTTTGCTTTGTTCCATGCATCATTAGCCCGGTTGTAAGCGCCGTCACCAGATCCCCTCGGGTAGTAGTTATTGTTAACCCAGTCAGTCAACGTACCACCGAAAGCGGGTCCGTAGATATTACCATTCGTTTCCAGATATGCCGCACCGTTACCACTATACACCCTGGCAGCACCATAGATATGACCACCCACATTTAACTGATGTCCCATCTGGACGTTACCAGTTGGTTTGTTGATAGTCAGAGGTCTTAAGCTGTTCCATGTTCCATCGGCACTGTCGGACAACATGAAATACCAGTTACTACTATCGAAACGCTGGAATACTGAAGTTCCACCGCCACGGATGCGATAAGAATCAGCAGTGTCGCAAGTTATGGATCCAGGAGAACGGAATTCGCCGGTTTGGTTG